CTTTGCCGTCATAAAGCTCGCTGTAGGTCTGCTGCAGGATCGCGCTGGCGCAGGAAGTGGTGAAAAAGGCGCTGGCGGCCGTGATCAGGCGCGCCAGCACGGTGTCGTCGTTGGATTGCAGATCGCCGCCGAGATAGGCTTTGACATCCGCGATCAGGACGAGGTCGCTTGCCGCCATGGGGGCCTCCAAACCGGTTAGACCGCGAGGGTTTCACCCCCACCCAACCCTCCCCCATCGAGGGGGAGGGCTTTTGGGAATCAGCCGTTGGCGATGTTGCTGATGACGCCCATGGCGAAGGGGGCGTAGACGGCGAGGACTTCCTCGGCGTAGACGCCGAATTCGTAGGCGCGAGTCTTGAGCGGCCAGTCCATCCGGTAATAGTCGCGGCGGGTCTTCACCTCGGCGACGTTGGGCACGTTGGAGGACTGGTACTGCGCCGGCAGGTTCTCGGCCCAGCCCAGGATGGTCCCGGCGGGGACGAAGGGGTGAATCTTGACCGGGATCTTGTAGCCGCCGTCGAGTGCGAACGGGTTGTAGTAATACTCGACGACACCGTTGGCGACGATGGCGAACGGGTCCTGGCCGTCGGTGGTGTAGCGCAAGATGGGCGAGGACGAAGCGTTCAGCACCTTGTTGGTGATGTTCCGCTGTTCCTGGCTGTTGACATAGAGAACGGTGGGACTGACCTCATACAGATCCCACATCTTTTCCAGCATCTGGTCGATCTCGTTGACCGAGCCGCGGCCGGATGCGGTGAGCGGCGTGCCGGTGCCGGCTGTACCGGTCCCCAGATAATCAACATAGGCGCCCGAGCTGGATTTGAGGGCGGAGGTCAGCAGGCCGTCATAGGCGAGGCCGGGATTGGCGGAGGAATCCGCGGTCACCGTGGAAGCGGCCTGGCTGGTGGTGGCGAGCGGCGCGGAAAAGGCGGCGCTGTTGATGGTCGTGATCGCCTGCAGCTTCTCCGAGCCGGCGGCGCCGACGAACCAGGCGTAGCCGACCGCGCCGACCGAGGCGGTAACGGTGGCATAGAGGGTCTGGCCGGAGGTCACCGCCTGAGTCGCGTTGGCGGACGGGGCGGACGATCCGCCATTGAGCGTGAAGCTGTTGCCATCGGCACCGGTGATGCTCTTGGTGGTGGCGACGCCGCTGGCGAGGCTGGAGTTGCGGTAACCCTCATAGGTCAGCGCCACCACGATGACCGAATAGGTCGCCGCGGTCAGGCTTCCGCCGGAGCCGCTGGCCGACAGCGAGGGCGTCGCCGGCGTGCCGAGCTGCAGCGAACCATTTCCGCCGATGAAGGCGTTTTCCTCCTTCAGCATCATCTTCTGGAGCAGGCGCATGGTGGCGGTGGCCTGGATATCCTCGAAGCCCTGCGCGGCGGACACCGCTTCGAAGGTCACCGAGTCTTCCTCACCCACCGTGGCGTAGGAGGCCGAGCGGGTGGAGGTGTTGTAACTCATCCGTCCGGAGCGCTGGCCTTCCGGGACCCACCCCATCGCATCCCAGCCGGAGCCGATGATGGCGTTGACCTGCCGCCAGTTGGTGGCCGTGCCGGTCCCGCCGCCGACGCGGGGCAGCACGTTACGGATCGGCGTCGCGGCCGGATAGAGATTCTTGGCCGAGGGCTGCAAGTCATAGGCGACCAGGCCGGTCGCGGTGGTGATCGCCTTGCCCAGAGTATCGGGCTGGCCATTGGCGAGGGCGTCCTTGACCAGGGCCAAGGTTTCGGCGGTTGTGATACCGTTCATGTGATGAGGCTCCATCATGAGGGACAGGGCGCCGTCACGGCGCTCCCTTCGCCTTGCCCAAGGGCGTGTTGATTGATCCGGCCGGCGGGCTTCACCGACTGAAAGAAATTCCGTTCAGACTGGAGGCGTTAAGGTTCGCTATTCGGCTGGAAATCGGGGTGAAGCTCGGGGAAATCCCGTACGACCTCGCGAGTCACATTCTCGTACAATGCGACGATACAGGAGGCGATGCCCCTGCGTATTTTATGTCGCTCGGCCTCGTCTTCGATCTCCCGGGAAGTATTGCCAAGTTCCTCCAGGATGTCATCGATCCGATTGGCGGCGTCGACGAGCTTCTCGGCTGTATCGCGGTTCATCTCGAACACTCGGAATTTGCATTAATAATCTTCATCTGGTGCAGACAGTTTCTCATGCAAATGCGAAAGTGAGAATGGCTGAATTTCTTACCCCCTCTCCCGGAGAGGTTAGGTCGGGGAGATGCAGGTCAACCGCGGTTGGCGAGGCGTTCGATCTGGCCCAGGGTCAGCGGGCGGCGGAGGGCTCGTTTGGTGAGTTCGAGCGGGTCGCGGGTCGCGGGTTCGGCGGACTCGAAACCGCCCAGGCGGTCGGCGGATTTTTCGATCGGGACGGCGCGGAGCGCGGCCTTGCGCAGGGCGGGCATCTGGGCCAGTGCTTTCTTCAGCGCGTCGCGTTCGGCGATCAGGTCGGCGAATTCAGTGCGGTGGCGCTTGTCGGCCATGGTGTCGTCCGAGAGGTCGGAGCCATCGTCAGCGTCGGGATCGCAGCCGGCGCAAGCGGCGCCGAGCGAGACGGCGCGGTCGTGGATATCCTGGATGAGCTGGAGGTCGGCGGCGGAGTTGCGGGCCCCCACCTTTCCAACTGCGTCGCCGTCGGCCTTGTACATGGTGAAGACGGCTTCGGGATTGGCGGGACGGTCGACCAGGCTGATTTCGGAGAGCTTGACGCCGGTGATGACGTGTTTCAGGGCGCGGTCGCGCTCGACGACGCGGCCGCCGATCGAGAAGCCCTTGTAGACGCCGGAGGTCACCTTTTCCCAGGCGACGGGATCGACGATATGGGCGGCGAGATAGAGGCCGCGATCGTCGAGCTCGGCCTCGGTCGCCACGCCGACGGCCGAGGGCTGATGCATCTCGCGGATGTTGGCGAAGCGCATGTAATCCGGCAGCGCGGCCTCGAGCGCCTCGCGCTTGACGATCTCGCCCTGGCTGTCGAGCGCCTCGGTCGAGGCATAGCCGAACACCATGTGCTGGGTCTCGTCGATCTTCATGATAGGGGCGTAGAGTTTCATGGGGCTCCTCCAGTTTGGGGGTTCAGCACGCTGGCCAGGGTGACCGCGCCGGTGGGGGTGTAGATCAGGGGAATATCGCCGCCATCGATCGAGTCCTGGCCTGACTCCGCGCGGGCTTCGTTGATGGTCTTCAGGCCGGATTTAAGCTTGAGGTCGGTGATCTGGGCCTGGCGCAACAGGTCGGAGGCTTTTTCGTCGACCCATTCGAACTCCAGGTCGCCGATGCCGAAATCCTCCTCGATCACCTGATCGACCAGAGCCTTGATCCATTGCATGATCGGGCCGAGGCCCTCGTCGAGCGCCATTTCCTGGGCGTTGTCGGCGGTGGCGCGGTTCATCTGCCGGGTGAAGGGCGCGGGCGACGTCGAGAAGGCGTAGCAGACGACGCGGGCCAGCCATTCGTCAAAATCATCCTTGAGCGGCGCGTCGCGCATCGCCTGATAGCGGAAATCGGCGGGGACGAAACGGGCGTGGCGGCGCTCGGCGGTGTTGCCGGCCATGATCGTGTCCCAATATTCCTGGAACTGGACGATCTGGTTCATCGTCCAGCCCTGCGGCACCGAGATGATCGCCTCGGGCACGTTGCCTTCGGTGAAATATTGCAGCTGCGCCAACTGTCGCCTGAGCGCGATGTTGACGGTGGTGATGACCTGCTCGACCGGCGAGAAGCCGTAGACCTTGGCGGTGCGCGGGTTGCGCGGCAGATAGAGCAACTCGTCGCGGGTGAAATCCGCCTTCGGGATGCCGTGCAGCACCTGCTGATAGGCGGGGTCGGGCGGAGTCGGGGCGCGGCCCTGATCGTCGATCAACACCTTGATGGTGGCGCCATCCACCGGCTCAAGCGCCTGGAGCGCGCCGCCGACGGCCCGCGCCCGGTAGAGGGTGGGCGCATCGATCACGAACAGATCTTCCAGCAGCATGCGAAGCCACGGCCCCCAGCGATGGACGCCGTCGGGCTTGCGGAAGAAGGATTCGATGTTCGTGATCCGCGGATCGGGGCCGGCGCCGGGCTTGCGCGGGCCGATCAGTCCGCGCGGGCGGATATTCCAGCGCAGTTTTTCGACCTGATCCTTGCGGGTTTCGATCACCAGCCGGAGCAGATCGTAGCTGTCGGCCAGCGCACGCATCTGGCGGAAGGAGATCCCTTCCTCGCCGCGTGGCTGATACTGGATGTTGAGACCGGTGCGGTAATCAAACTGCCGAGGTTCGGTGAAGGCGGGCGCGGCCGGCTCCAGCGGCTGGAGCGGACCGAACCAGTTGTCCGGCGCGACGCCGCGAATCACATAGCGCACGCTGGTCGCAAGGCGGCCCAGGAGTCCTTGCTGTGGGGCAGGGACATTGAGCGGAGTGAGCGTTCCGTCAGGCGGCATTCGGAATCCCCACGGCGTTGAAGAAGGAATGGATCTGAACCGTGCGGCCCTGAGCCGTGCCGCAGGTGAAACCGATCAGGTACCGGGCGGCGGGAGGCTGACCGATCGCCTGGGCCGCGACGGTGCCGAACAATGCCGGCGGGCCGTCGAGGGCGGCGGAATAGTTCGCGACCGCCACGTCGATCGGGAAGAACATTGTGGTCAGGCTGGACGGGTTCAGGCTGTCGTCGGCATCGAGCGCGTCGCCCAGGTCGATCGCGAAGACATCGTCGGAAGCGGTCGAGAGCGCCTGAAAATCGCGCCCGGCATAACCGGAGACGAAGGCCGGGATCAGGGTGCGGTTCGGGCTGAGGCTGAGCACATGGCCGCCGCCGCCCAGGCCATAGAAGAGGAACGAGACCGGGCCGCCCGAGCCCAGCCCGATTGTGATCGGCCATAGCGGCATGGGGAGGCTCCTGAGGTGAGATGAAGAATTTTACCGCGGAGGACGCGGGGGGCCGCGGAAAAAGTAAATCAATGAATTGAAACGCCAAGACGCCCAGGGGTCAGTGCTCTTCATAGCCCACGCAGCGGAAGACCACATATCGACGTGTACTCCGCTTCGCGGTTACGCATTTCTTTGCGCCTTTGCGCCTTTGCGTTTCAATTCTGATCTTATGCGCAGTTGGCCTTTACGCCGTCCGCCGCCGCGTGGTGGGCGCCGTGGCGCTGTCGAGGGTGAAGGTCATCGCCGGGGTTGTGCCGTCGAGACTGTTGGCCGTGAGGGTCGTGCCGCTTTGCGAGACGTTGCCCAGGACGGCCAGCAGGCCATAGAGCAGTTGGGCCAGCGTGCCGGGCTGGCCGTTGGCGGCGTAGCTTTCCGCCAGCGCGCCAATGAGCGTGCCCAGGGCCGCGCCGGTGGTGCCGGTGGTGGTGTGGGCGGAAAGAGGCTCGTCGAGAATGCCGGCCTTGATCTGGGACAGGGTGGCGACGCCGTTCAATGCGCCGCCCACCGTGCCGGTGGTGGTGTAGCCGGCGAGGCTGCTGCCGAGGGTCAGGCCGCCACCGCTGCCGCCGCTGATCGACTGGACGAAGGCGCCGAAGCTGCTTGCCGTATCGAAATTGGCGGTGAGCGCGTTCCAGACCAGCGTCGCGGGATCCTCGCCCGACGCATAGGTGCCGATGGTGACGCGGCCGGAGCTGTCGGTGGTCAGCTTGTTCGCCGGCGTTCCCAGGATGGCGGCGGCGATATTGCCGATCAGCGCCGTGGTGAAGGACGCATCAAGCGTGACGTCCCCCAGCGAATCCGCCAAAGGCAGCCCGCCCGAAGCGCCGGCAGCGGCGCTGGGCAGGGCCGACAGGCCGAGATGCACGGAATCATAGGGGCTGAAGGCGACAACCTGGCTGGCGACGTCGGCCGGGTCTCCGCCGGTGGCGGTGGCGTGCAGGATCAGCATTCCGTTGGTGGTCACATCGGCGCCCGAGGGGGTCAGCTTGTACCAGCCGTTGGCGATCTCGGCGACGGTGCCCGCCGGCGACGTGAACGCGCCGCCATTCTTGCTGAGCAGGACGGTCGGCGAGGCCCCGGTCAGGCCGGTGACATGATCGGCGGAGCTGACCATGCCGAAGACGATCGGCCGCGAGTCACCATTCAGGATCAATTGCATGTTGGCCTCATCCGTTCATGATTCTGGTGCGGCTGTAGCTGCTGGAACCGCCGAGCGCGGTTTGCGAAAGCGCCGCGTAGGCCGCGCCGAGCCGCGCGTGGGCGTAGATCAGCGGATGTACGCCGTCATAGGTCCATTGGGTGGCGCCGCCGAAGGTCAGCCCGAAATCGCCCTGAGGCACCAGGGACGTCGCATCGATGGCGTAGACGTTGGGGTCGCCCGAGGACGATCTGTAGGCCGTGACTGCGGCGATCAGGTTCGAATCATAGCAACCGGACGGCGGGGTCACCACGAAGATGATGGTCGCCGAGCCGCAGGCCGAGCGCAGACTGGCCAGCATCGCCTGACCTTCGGACTGGATGGTCGACCCGCCGACGCTCGAACGGGCGTCGTTGGTGCCGTGGTGGATGAAGACGTAGTTCAGCCCGGTCAGGCTGCGCGAGCGGCCGACGCTGTACAGGTTATAGGCGGTGATGAAGGGAGCGGCGTTGCTGCCGCCGGCCACCGTCCAGCCCTGGCCACCATAGGCGACCTGGCCGAATTCGGCGTTGAAGGCCTGCGCCAGCAGGGGCACGAAGCTCTGGGTCGCATCGTCGGCGCCCGAGGCAATGACGTGATATCCGGCGGAAATCGAGTCGCCGAAATGCAGCGACCGCTTCGGCCGCAGCGTCGCGGCCGAGACCGACCCGGCGGAATCGATGGTGATGCCGTTGATGCGCAGCACATTGGTAGGGCTGACTCCGCTGGAGCCCCAGACATCGGCGTAGCCGTTCACCTGCGACGAATCCTGCAGGTAGATTTCGACCGCGTAAGTGGTTCCGGTGGACAGCGACGAAGACAGACCGAGGCTGGTCTGACTGGGCGCAAGTTGGACAGCGGTGAACGGCGCACCGTTGATCGACCAGCAGACCGTCGGCATTTCGCCCGACGGGAAGCCGCTGGTGGTGCTGTTGTCGATGCCGATCGTCAAATTGACGGTGCCGGTGACGATGAATTTCAGATAGGCGCCGGGCGCGGTGGCCTGCATGGTTGCGACGGAAACGCCGAACGTGCCGATGTTCAGCAAATCCCAGTTGCCGGGCGACCAGAACAGGGCGCCATTCGTGACCGCGATCGTCGCCGGGCCGGAGCTGGTCGTGATGGCGATTTGCGATGAGGTCGAGGTCGCGCCG